CTGGTTTACCGTCGGCAATGCCGCGCCGGTCTCGATTTTGGAATATGCAGGCTTGTCCAGCTTTATGCCGCTTTGCCCGATGATCTCCACCAGTGCCTTTTGTGTCAGCCCGCATGCTGTTCTTGTTTCTTTGATTTTCATGCGCCTTTCAGCCTTTCAAAATGTGTCACTACGGCAGGCTTCCAAAACTTTGTTCTTTTCCCTACCGTTACAGGGCCTAGATAATCGATACTTTCCCTATCTTTCTTTGCCTGCATCCTAAGCGCCTGCGCATCGCATTCAAGAAAATCTGCCAGCTGTTCCACTGTGATCCAATCTGTTGGTATGGCCTTGATTTCCTCTAATGTCATTTGCCATCCGCTCCCGCTTCTAAAACCTGTGTGCAGGCCACAATCTGCCCTTTTACTGAATGCAGCACCCGTTTCCATTCCTCTTGTTCATCCGCGCTGATCTTTCCATCCGCCAGGATTTCTGCCAGCATGCCGGTGTTCTCGCTCATTTCCTTTGTCGCAGAGATCAGGTGCAGCGCTGAGATGGGAAGCGGTACAAATTCCACATGCGGGAATGTATCCTGCCATGCTTCCATTTCCTGCTGTGCCCGGTACTTTAGCCCGGGATCTCCATACACATCGGACAGCATACAAATCGTGTCCCAGGATGGAACAATGCTTCCGTTTTCATACCGCCGGATCGTACTTACATCGCAAAAGCTCTGCACTGCCGCTGTTTCCTGCGATAGATGCGCCGTCTGCCTGCTTTCCCGTAAAATGCTTCCAAGGTCTGCCATCCTCTTTGCCTCCTTTCTTTGGTATTCTTTTTATGAGGTCATTCCTCATAAAACCGCGTCCAGTTCTCGCCCAGTACTGCTGCCAAACGCTTGGCAATCGGTACTTCCGGGTTTCTCACCCCCATCTCTGCATGGGAAATGGAGCGAACGCTCACATTTGCCTTTGCTGAAAGCTGTACCTGCGTCAGCCCTAGCTTCTTTCTTTTTTCCCGCATCCAGTCTCGCTTCACTCTTGGTTTTGCACCTCCTTTGTGATATATTGTTGATAGGTGTATATGCACGCTGGGGTTTTCCCCTTTGTGCTTTTTACAGGTTGATTATATTTCGAAATATTCGAAATGTCAATATATTTTTCGTTTTTTACGGAAGGAATTTTATTTTGGATATTTCCTTAGAGCGTATCTTGAATCTACTGAAACAAAAAGGGATTAAAGATCAAATCTTAATACAGGCCATTGGTCTCAATAAAAGTGCTATGAGTGATTGGAAGTCTGGTCGCTCGAAATCATACAAAAAACATATAGACAAAATCGCCGACTATCTTGGCGTATCGTCCGATTATCTTCTGGGGCGCAGTGATGATCCTTTGCCGCCGGTTGATATGAAAGATGTGACTATCGTCAAGGAATCATATGTCGGTCCGCTTGATCCGTCTGAAAAGGAATGGCTGGAATCCGTGCTTGCTGCTTACAGAGAAAAGGTCAAGCAGGAAAAAGAATAATACCGCCTTAGCGGTATCAATATAGTGGCTCGGTCGGGGGGGAAATCCGGGTACGAATTTATGCAGGAGGATTTGTTATGAATCCATGGGTGAAATTTATTATCACATTCTTTTTTGGTTTTTTAGGTGTCCATAAATTTATGGAAAAAAAGATCGGAGTGGGATTTTTATATCTATTCACCGTGGGCCTTTTATGTGTAGGGTGGATTTACGACATTGTAATTTCGTTTCGCGATGCAATTAAAGGAGTACCCGAAGATGAAGCGGGCGAAAAGGAAGAGGACACCTCTGAGCCAATCAGAGAATTGACTGTTCTTCCTGTTGTTAATGTAAAGAATATAATTCTAAAGGATGGTGAATATTGCCATTATTGTGGTTCTGCTGAAAGTATAATTACAAAGAATAAGGTGGTAAAATACTCTGGTGGAAGTGCAGGCGTAGGCATTCATGTTGCAAAGGGAATAAACCTTCGTGTTGGAAAGTCAAAAGCTACACCCATTCGAGAAGATGTTACAACTACATATTCAGGCAACCTGTATATCACAAGTAAGAGAATTATACTATCTGCTAATAAGGGCGGTTTTGATAAAAAGATTTCAAATATGACATCTATAACACCATATAGTGATGGTTTCCAGTTCCAGTTTGGTAGTCAATCATTTACGATTATGACAAAAGATGTAGTTTACATTGCACAAATTATTCAAGGCGTAATAAACGATATGCCGATAGCCTTATGAATACCGCGGTATTCATACAGGCTCGGTTTTGGGGAAACTTTGTACAAATTCATGCAGGAGGATTTGTCATGAAAAAAAGATTACTTGCGCTTGTATTAGCGGTTATCTCCGTCTCTGCGCTTTCAGCTTGCGGGGGGAATCCGGACAGTTCAACGGAAAATACGATGGGGAAAAAGGAGTCCCCTGTTCCCGTTGGCACCTCTGTTGAGCTTTCCTATTTTGATGACGGTACAATCGATTTCAAAATTAATGAAGCGTATGTAGGAGAAGAAGCCATCACAAAGGCCGCTACGCTGGATGAGTTTGGATTCAATAAGTTTGATTCTGTGGACGGCAAACAATATGTATTGATTCATTACGATATTGTCGCAAAAGAATTGAAAGGCGACACACTAAATTTCAACTTTTTGTATCTATCTGCTTGGGCCAACAACGTAAGAGGTGAAACACAGATTCTCTATGGTGATGTGAATACTTCTGCAATTATGGCAGGGGGTACCACTTCGGGCTGGAGTATGTTCCTTGTGGATGCATCGGATGATAACCCTCTTATTGAATTGCATTTGGATATTTACAAAGATGGGGAGCGTTGCTGGTTCTCTGTAAAATGAAGATAGGAATAAAAGCCCCTTTTTCAGGGGCTTTTTCTTTTTGCTATTTATTTTATTGCATATAGCTATAAAATTACATATAATATAATTAGAAAGGATGATAAGTATGGTAAATATCAATATTCGCATGGAAGATTCCCTCAAACAGCAGTTTGAAAGCTGCTGCAATGAGCTCGGATTGAATATGACGGCGGCTTTCAATGTATTTGCCAGGGCTGTTGTGCGGGAGCAGGGCATTCCGTTTGATTTGAAGCTCGATACTCCAAACAAGGATACGCTGGAAGCCATGGAGGAGGTTCGCCAAATGAAACGCAATCCCTCTATCGGAAAAACCTATGCCAATGCAGATGAAATGATGGAGGATCTTTTGAGCTGATGTATCGGATACGCCCTACGACAAAATTTCAAAAAGATGTAAAACGATTGAAAAAGCGGGGCTATGATCTTTCCTCCCTTACAAAGGTGATCCAAACCCTTGCGGATGGCAAAAACTTACCGCCCCAAAACAGAGACCATGCCCTCAGTGGAAACTATGCCGGTTTTCGAGAATGCCATATCGCGCCGGACTGGCTGCTGATTTATGAAATATCAGAGGATACGCTGTTTTTGTATCTGACGCGTACAGGAAGCCATAGCGATCTATTCTGAATCAAGGCCCCTTTTCAGGGGCTTTTTCTTTATCTGAAAATTGTTCCAAAAAGTCCTCTTGCATTTCTTGAAATCTCTGGTATACTGGAATCACAGATAAGAACATATGTTCGTATAATGTTAGAGGGAATCAAAATGAAAGAGAAGGTATACTACGCTGCCCGCGTCCATTTATCGGGCCGCGCTGATTTAGTATTGTTTGGTGCGAACATGTGTATCGAAAAAAGACTGACAGACAAACAGGCAAAGTATGCCATACAAAAGGCCATTGCCCATCAGCTATTGCAGGATTCTGATGGGAAAACGCTCCATTTCCGTTATATACCAAGGGAAAAAGACTCCTTTACAATCTTAGTGGAGGTGGTTTCGGATGGGAACTAAGAAACGCGGGAACGGCCAGGGATCTGTGTATAAAATGAAAAATGGGAAATGGCGGGCCGAATGGACGTTGGGATATAAAGCGGACGGAACACGGGTCAGCAAGCGCAAAGGGGGATTCCAAACAAAAAAGGATGCTTTGCAGTTCTTGGAAGGGCAACGAAACGACAGCACCTATGAGGCTATTCAGCTTCAAGAGGTTTATAATCTTATTAAAAGTGATATAGAAATGCTTTCAAAGGACAAGAAGCGAGCTTACGATATTGCGTATCGCCGTCTCCGCCCGCTTTGGTTTCGCCCTATACAGGAAATTCGGCTGCCGGAAATGCAAAGGCTCATCGATCAAATTCCATATGCTTTTTACCCAAAACGTGATGTGAAAGCCCTTCTCAGAAAAATATTCAGATATTCTCTCGCAAATGATTGGGTGGCAAAAGACTATGTGGCCTATATAAAACTGCCTCGGTGTCCAACGCCCAAAAAGAAAACGTATACCGACATTGACATTGCTTTAATGTGGAAAAATTATCATGCTTCTGAAACAGAAAGCATAGATCGCCTTATGCTATCATCCGCCCTCATTATGATTTACACAGGCATGCGCCCTGGAGAACTCTTATCAGCAAAAAAAACGGATGTCAATATTGATGAACGATACATGACATGCGGCATAAAAACAGAAACCGGCAAAAATAGGCGCATACCCATTGCAAAAAAAATCATCCCCGTTGTCACTGAGCTTTTGGAAAACAACAATGCCAAATTGGTTCCTATACAGAAACATAAGTTTTATCAGGAGTACAGCGCTGCAATGAAAAAGTTCGGTATTTCTGATCTTACGCCCGGATGTTGCCGCCATACCTTTAACACCAACATGGCTAGAGCCGGTATCCAGCCTGCTATCATTCAAAAAGCATCCGGCCATAAATCGTATCAAACCACACTTGGATATACCCATATTCAAATTGATGATATATTGTCCGCTGTGGATAAATTATAGTGCTATTACGCCCCTATTACGCCCATGGCCCTAATAAACAATGATTCTTAGGCAAATAACCCTCCCCTGTTTGGGTAGTATCGCAAAACAAGTTTATGAAAACAGCTCTGTTTTTTCAAAGGTGTACAGCAAGGGAAAAGCCCGTATTCTCGGGCTTTTTCTTGATTACGGCCCTTTTGTTCTCCCGCATGCCGCCAAGCATAGAATTAAGAAAAGACGGGAAAAAGCGGTTTCTATTACGCCCGCTATTACGCCCCGAAACAAAAAAGGCCGGGGGTCCCCTGCCACTATATCTTCTTCAAAAAGAGGATGCCCCATGATTGACAAAAAAGCCCCCTGTGCATAGTACAGCAGATGATTCAATTTTACGTTTGAGAGGGGGTTCGTACCGTAGTCGCCTGCCATCATTTTATTATGGCTTAAAAACCATTGCGCAGCCTGTAATGCTGTGTACTTTTTCATTTTCACCATCCTTTACGCTGTATCAAGTATGCTCATCCATCCAAACCCTCTTATACAAAAAAAAGGCCGGATGATTCCGGCCTTTCTTTATATTATTCGCTTTTCAATTCAGGCAATCCAGCAATACTGGTCAGCAAGCTTAGCACGCCGGACAGCACCGACGCGCTTGCCACCATCACCCAGTCCACCTCGGAGATGACCACGCTCGTGCCGATCATTGCCACTGCCGTTTGCGCCACCGTCTTGATTGCGCGGATGCCCGCTGCCTTGATCCATTGTTTCATTTGTTTTCTCCCTTCTTTACGCGATCCTTTTTTGAGGATCGTACCATTGTGCTAAAAATGCCTTGATCTGTTCATAGCTCATCCCTACGCCGATCAACCCGCTCACCAGCGTTTCCAGATGCTCTACTTCCCTTAGCTGTTCTACGGTCAAATGGTCTCTCAGCGATTCCTTTTCCTTGATCCCATAGCTTTGCTTCAGCTCTGCAAACGACTGCCCGAACAGCGTTTTGTAGATCAGCTTGGTGTAGTTCGGGTACGCGAACCGTTTATGCGCGCTTTCCGCCATCCGCATTTTGATGGTGTCCGTCAGCATATGCCGGATCACGACGCCTTTGGCCCGTTCGATTTCCCATTGCTTTTTTTCCTCGCAGATGCGTTTCAGCATCCCTTCCATGGCATTGAACGCGCGGATATATTTCAGTTTCCAGGCCAGTGCCTTTTCCCCGGTAAATCCCATCACCAGCAGAGAAAATCCGTCCCGTGTCAGCAAGTACTCTTTGCGCATCTCTCCTTTTGCATCCCTATACATTGCAGGGATAAAGTAACCAGCTGAATTTTCAGCTGGTTCCATCTGTCCGCGCAAATGCTCAATGTTCTGCAAGATATTCTTGTGTTCCTTTTCAAAGTCCTGCGCCACTTCCCTACTGCTCACCGTCAATACGTCCTGCTTGTTCCACTGTTTCACTTCTACCAGCATAAATTCATTCTCTCCTCTTGATTTATTTGCAAAAAAAGAACACCCCTTCGGTGTCATAGTCCTATCTTTGCGGCGATCAAGCCCAGTACCAGCAGCGTGGCCCAGTCCACCAGCTTGCTGACCACCTGTTCCCAGCGTCTGCGCGGTTTATCCTCGATCTTGCTTAGCCTTGCGTCTATGTTTTCCAGCCGTCTCATGATGTTTTCTATCGAGCTGGTTTGATGATCCGCTACCTTTTGCAAGGCCTCGATCTCCTTGCCGTGCTCTGTTACCCTGTCCTTTAGCGTGGCCCTCTCATCCTTGGTATGTCCATGCCGCTCGTTGCAAAATTCTTTGGTTACATACTCCATCTCCATCACCAGCGCGCCCTATGCCCGCGCACGTCCACATGCGTAAACGTGCTGTATTTCCCTACGCCGCCCCGGCTTCCTACCAGCCTGTCGCATAGCTTGTATACCTCCGCGGCGCTTTGCCCGCTCACCTTGATGTCTGCGGCCGCCGCATACAGGTGCTGGCTTTGCTTGGCTCCGTCTACCTTCTCGTTATACGCGGGCGTTCTGTATCCGCTTGTGACGGTGATTGCCCGGTTCCCGCATGCCGTTCGGATTTCCTCCAACAGGTTCATCAGTTTTTGGCAGTTTGCGTAATACTTTTCAGGCACCGCCGTCCCGTCCTTGCATTTGAACTCGCTCAGCTTGAAGTGTGCGCTTGTTGGCATGCCTGCACCCTTGCCTTCCAGCAGCGCTGTCCAGGTATCCTTCCCTACCTTGCCGTCTGCTGCAATGCCCGCCGCGCTTTGCAGCGCCTTGACTCCTGTTTCGGTGTTGCTGCCAAAGATGCCGTCTGCTGTTCCCGCGTTGTATCCCTGCTCGTTCAGCTTTGTTTGCAGCTCTCTTACCAGTTCTCCCCGGCTCCCGTTTTTCAATAGGCAGTCCGTAAACAGCTTGGCATACGTATTGTTTCCCACGATGCCATCCACCGACAGGCCCTTGGCCTTTTGGTATGTTTCCACGGCATTTTTTGTTTTCGTCCCGAAGATGCCGTCTGCCGTACCGCAGGCATATCCCTTTTCATTCAGCATCAACTGCACCAGCTCTACAACCTCGCCCTTGCTCCCGCTTTTGATTTGCTGCATGATGTTCCTCCTCATCTCCCTTGAAATTCTTCCAGTGTACACAGCATTTGCTTTTGTTCCTCCGTCAGCTTTGTATACGGTTCTACCGCCTTTGTAAAACCTATCCCCTCTGTCTCCATGCTTGTCAGTACCGCTCTTGCTGTGATGCGCAAAAACACGTTCCCCAGTTCTGCGATCTTCATCCTCTCATCCCCCATATACCATCAGTGCCATCGCTTCCTCGATGTCCGATACCCTCTTAGACAGGCTTTGCCCCATTGTTTCCTCCAACTCCCTTTGCAGCTCTTCCCCGCTTCGTTCCACCATCGTTCCTTTTACGATTTTGTATTTGTATGGCCCTTGGTCGGTATGCACAGCGTACTTTTCATAGGGGTACCTATGATGCTCCTCCGTCCCTTCCTCTACCACCACATCCGTTTCCGACGGCTTCTCCGCCGCGTCTGAAAAAATCTTGATCACGATCCCATTTTCATCCGTCCGAGCATATATTTTCATGCAACGCTCTCCTACCTGTATTTCCCTTTTGCTTCAAATGCAAATATCATCTCATATCCGTCCTTGGTCGGTGCTATTTTTACCAGGCCCGGCGTTGGCGTTTGCGTGGTCGTCCCGCTCTCCCGTATCACCTGGATCGTAAGCCCGTCATAGTTTTGCTGCGTAACCAAGCAGGAGGGGATCTCTGTAAATGCGAACGGATACAGAACCGGCTGCCCTGTTCCATAAACCAATGAGCCATTGGCGTCCCATATATTGTCGATGTCTATCGTCTGGGATGAGTTTCCCCAGCATTCCATCAAGCCGCTTTCCCATTTCCGATACCGCCAGATCCCGCTTGTCCCTTCCTCCACGATGTAATCATTTGGGGATGTTGCCGCATTCCACTTGTTCTTGTCAGCTTGCGTCACATGGATTTCCGTATTTCCTGTATGCGTGTTTAGGTCGCCTTGCAGCGATTCGATTTCCTTATCCAGTTCGCTCTTGTTGCTCGTTACGGTATTTTGCAGGCTTGCAATTTCTCCATCCAATTCGCCTTTGTTGCTCGTAACTGTTTCTTGTAAGGCCGTAAGCTCATTATCCAAGCTGGATACGTTTTGGTTTGTCTGCGTAAGGCCCGCCTGCACCGCCGCCACCTGTTCATAATAGGTGGAAATGTCGGATAAATACGCCGAAAGCGTTGCAAACTCAGAGGACGATACAATCGCGTTGGCATTGACGCCCACAGCGATATACAGCCTGGGACCTATGATCTCCAACACATCCGTGCCGCTGCGCACCATCACCCGCGTATCGTTGACAATGCCGGGGGCAATGGCGGCCTGGCCAGAAAATGTGCAGGTGCATTCGCCTGGATTTTCC